ATGGGATGGTAATAATGTGATGGGAAAAGCACTTATTTTGGATACCCCTATGGGTAAGATTGTAAAAGGTCTTGTTGAAGGTGGCGTGCAACTTGGAGTGTCTAGTCGTGGTATGGGAAGCCTTTCTATGAAAGATGGTGTTAACTATGTAGCAGATGATTTTATGCTGAACACAGTTGATATTGTCCAGGATCCTTCTGCCCCTAATGCATATGTAAATGGCATTATGGAAGGAGTTTCTTTTGAGCAGGATAGACCTGGTCATTTCGTTAAGGTAATTGAAGAAGGTGAGACAGAAGTGAAAGAATCTAAAGTGACGTTCTCGGAAGAGCAACAATCGGCAGGTTTTGAGCATTTCCTCTCTAAACTATAATCTCTATAGGAGAAAACATAATGTCTGAAGTTAAAGACGAAATTGTTGAAGATGTAGCAGAGGTTATCGTAGAGGATACGGAAGTAGAAGCAACGGTGGAAACACCAGAAGCACCTCTTACGGAAGCTCGTACAGTATCAGCAATACAAGCCTCAATGACAGGAATGTCTAAAGAGGGCCTTGACGCGATCTTCGAAGCAGCGAAAAAAGCAGAAGCGAAAGCTAAAGTGGAAGACGATGAAGAAGAAGAGGACGATGAAGGTGATGAAGATGAAGGCGATGTTGAAGAAGGTAAAGCTAAGAAAGAACAAGTAGACGGAGAGGGTGACCTTGAAGGTAAATCAAAAGCTAAGAAAAAGAAAGTCAAAGCTGATGATGGTTCTGAAGGCGATACAGTAGAGTCTAAAAAGAAATTTAAAGAAGATGTTGAAGCGTTAATTAAAGACGAAGATACATTATCTGAAGGTTTCAAAGCGAAAGCTGAGACTATCTTTGAAGCAGCACTGCAATCAAAAATCATTTCTGAAACAGCAAAATTAGAAGAGAGATATGCTTCTGATCTAGCTGGTGAAGTTGAAGCTATTAAAGAAGATTTAGTTGACAAAGTTGACGGTTACTTAACATATGTAGTCGAAAACTGGATGAAGGATAACGAAGTTGCGATTGAGCATTCTTTGAAGTCTGAAATCACTGAGTCATTTATTGATTCACTAGGTCAGTTATTTAGTGAGCACCACATTAATGTGCCTTCGGATAAAGGAGACATCTTAGATGCTCTATCTGAAGAAGCAAAAGATGCTAAAGCTCAGTTAAATGACGCAACTGCAAATGCTATGGAACTTGCTGAGCAAGTTAAAACTTACCAACGTAAGGAAATCGTAGCAGAAGCATGTGAAGGCTTAGCGGCAACTGAAGCGGCAAAAGTAAAAGAATTAGCAGAGGCTGTTGAAGCTGATGATAACGAATCTTTTGCATCTAAAGTAGCTACAATTAAGGAATCTTACCTTAAGAAAGATACCGCGGTAGAAGCAACTCCGGAAGTTGATGCTATTACTGAGGATACACAAGAACAAGATGTTTCGGATTCAATGAAGAAGTATCTAAGCGCAATACAGCGCACAACGTCCATCTAATAGGAGAATTTTAAATGGAAATTAATAGACAAGTATTACAGGAAAAATGGGCTCCTGTACTTGAGTCTCAAGAAGCTGGCAAGATTACTGATGCACACAAGCGTCAAGTAACTGCTGTCGTTCTAGAGAACCAAGAAAAAGCATTATCAGAAGAGCGTCAATTGACGGAAACTGCTGCTAACGCTACTGGCTCAAACATTGATAATTGGGATCCTGTCCTAATTAGCTTAGTAAGACGTGCGACTCCTGCAATGTTAGCATTTGATCTAGTTGGTGTTCAACCAATGACTGGACCAACTGGCCTAATCTTTGCAATGAAGTCTAAGTACAGCACTCAAGGTGGTACTGAAGCATTGTTCAACGAAGCTGACACTGGATTCTCTGGTGCTGCTTCTGGCGATACTGGTGCTGCGGATGCTGGTAACAACGATCCGTTCTCTGGTGACGATCCTACTTCAGGTGGTTCAGTAGGTACTGACGCTGATACTGTTGCTGAGTATATGCCTGGTTCAGGTAATGCTACGGCTACTGCTGAAGCACAAGGTAACTCTGGTCCTGCTATTCCTTCAATGGCGTTCTCAATCGATAAGACTACTGTGACTGCAAAGTCTCGTGCTCTTAAAGCTGAGTACACTACTGAATTAGCACAAGACCTTAAAGCTATCCACGGTCTTTCTGCTGAAACAGAACTTGCGAACATTCTTTCAACTGAAATTTTAGCTGAAATGAATCGTGAAATTATCCGCCTTGTAAACATTGGCGCGAAAGTTTCTACTCGTGGTGCTGCTGCTGGTACATTCAATGCTACTAACACTACTGATAACGGTGGTGCTAGATGGTCAGTTGAGCGTTATAAAGCTCTAGTTCAAGCAATTGAGCATGAAGCTAACCAAATTGCTGTTGACACTCGTCGCGGTAAGGGTAACTGGGTACTAGTATCTAACAACGTTGCTGCGGCATTAAATGCTGCTGGCGTTATGGACACTGGTATGGGTGCATTAGGTGCACAGCAAATGGATTCTGACGTAACTGGCGGCTTGCTTGCTGGTACTTTGAATGGTAACATCAAAGTTTACGTTGACCCATATGCTGGTGTAGACTATTTCAACGTTGGTTATAAGGGTACTAACCCATATGACGCTGGAATGTTCTATTGCCCATATGTTCCATTAAGCATGATGAAGACAATTGGTGAGAATGATTTCCAACCAAGAATCGGATTCAAAACTCGTTACGGTATTGCTGACAATCCTTTTGTCACTGCAGGAAATAACAACAACGTATACTACAGAAAACGTAAGGTTACTAACCTATAATTTTCTAAATATACACAGTGAAATCCCCCTTAATTGGGGGATTTTTCTTTATAAATAACATTATGCCAAACTTTTTAAATCCATCGTCGTTTGTTTTAACTCTAGATAGCCAAGCTTATTCTGGAGCAGAATTCACGATTCAAACAATGATCCTTCCTGATGTATCAGTTGAAGGTGCTGCATTAAATTTTAAACAAATTAATGTAGGTAGAGCCGGTGATAAAATTAATTTCGGATCATTTGAAATATCATATCTTATTGACGAAGATCTTTTAAACTATAAAGAGATTTTTGATTGGATGAAATCTAATGTAGAAACAAAACACGCAACAACAACTTCTTCAGATCATTATAGAGACTTAACACTTACTGTTATGAACTCAGCAAATAATGTAACAAAACAAATCAAATTTGTAGATGCTTACCCGACAAGTCTTTCATCTCTTCCATTTGATATCACAACAACTGATGTAGAATATCTTACTGCAGTTGCCGCATTTGATTATTCCTATTACGAATTCGTATAAATAAATAGGGCAACGAAGCTCCCACAATGACAACGAAGTCCTTTTTAATTTTAAAAGGAATACACAATGAAAACATTACTAGAATACGTATGGCTAGATGCCGAAGAGCAATTACGTAGTAAAATAAAAATTGCTGAAGGAGATATACAAGAACTAAGCTTAGTTCCAAAATGGTCATATGACGGTTCGTCTACCGGCCAAGCCACAGGCGATCACTCAGATTGCATACTTACCCCCGTTAAAATCTATCCTAACCCATTCCATTTCAATGGATGGCTTGTTATGTGTGAAACAGAAAAGAGATCTGCAATAAAGTTTGAAGATTCTGATGACTATTGGTTTGGTTTTGAGCAAGAGTACTTTATAATGAATGGTGGTAATAGACCACTTGGATGGCAGGATGGAGAGCCTGGACCACAGGGACCTTATTACTGTGGAGTAGGTGCAAGTAAAGTTGCTGGTCGTAAGGTGGTATCTGATCATATGATTAAATGTATTAATGCAGAGATTAATATTACTGGAACAAATGCTGAAGTTGCCTTAGGTCAATGGGAATATCAAGTGTTTAGTAAAGGTGCAAAGAATGCTGGAGATGATCTTTGGATGAGTAGATATATATTAGAGAGAGTTGCAGAAGAACATGGTTATGATATTAATATCCAACCTAAACCTCGTAAGGGTGATTGGAATGGTAGTGGAATGCATACAAACTTCTCTACAGATGAGATGAGGAATGGTGCAAGGTTAGGTACATTTACAGATATACTTAGTAAGATGCATGACAGACATGCAGAACATATAGCTGTTTATGGTAAACATAATGAAGAGAGATTGACAGGTAAACATGAGACTGCTTCTATTGATCAGTTTACATATGGTGAAGGCAATAGAGGAGCTAGTGTGAGAATACCTCTTGAGACAATTGAGTCTGGTTATACCTCAGGTTACTTAGAAGATAGAAGACCTGCAAGTAATGCTAACCCATATGACATCACAAAAGTTATTATAGATACTGTGTACAAATGAGCAAAACTATGATATAATATAACTATTATAGATATAACTAGATTATTATGAATATTGAACAAGTATTAGAGATGTGGAAGGAAGATTCCATAATAGATGATTTGAAATTAGATGACACTACTGTCAGGATGGCACGCGTACATAGTAAGTACTTAGAGTTAATTACTATATCTAAGATGCGTAGAAAGAAAAAAGATCTTGATTATAAAACATTGTTAAAAGATAAATGGTTATACTATAATGGTAAACTATCTAAAGATCAGATAGATGCATTCAAATGGGAATACGATCCTTTCGGTGGTCTGAATAAACCACTGAAAGGTGACATGAACTATTATTATGATGCAGATCTTGATATCCAAAAAGCTCAAGCAGCACTTGAATATGATAAGGTTCTTATTGAAACATTAGAAGAAATCATGAGTACGATACGATGGAGACATCAGAATATTGGTAACATAATTAAATGGAGATCCTTTGAAGCTGGTATTTAAAAGCAAACAGCCGCATTCACAATATAAATTAATACTTCCTATATTAAAAAAATATGATTTAGATTTTTTTCCAAAGATACATGATATTAATAATAATGGATATAAGTATGAATATATAAATGGATTAACAATTCAACAATGTGTTATGCTTGGCGATTCAATAGAACAAACTGATATAATTGAAATAAAAATAGCTATGGACTATATATTTAAAACATTATATGAAATATCATTAAAAGAAAAAGATATATTAAATAATAAAATTATGTGGTATCATGATCCTATTTTAAATAATATAATTTGGGATTTTAAAAAGAAAAAATTAACATTAATAGATTTAGATAGTGT